TCTCCATCTGTAACAGATAATTTAAATTCGCCTACATATCAATCAAGATTATTAGGTGCGTTAAATGAATACGGACCGCAAAGAATTGAAGATGGTGCTAATTTTATCACCACACTTCAAACGTATAATGTAACACAAACCGCAGATGACCAAGGTAACCCAATAAGTGTTATAGGTAATTTTAATGAATATGACATAAATGATGAAAAACTACCTTTTTTAACTGCTGATTTTTACAGATTGGCCGTTGGTGTTAATAAATACACAACAGTTGGTGATGGGTTATTATATTTTGTAGATACAATTATTAAACCAAGTTTAAGTCATCCATATTACATAGACGTATTAGGTGGGGTTTCTGAATACTCATTACTATCTATACTTACTGAAGACAACCCTACGGGTAATAATGGACCCATGTCAAATGATACTTCATTAGTAAAATTTGGTGCTCAAAAATTAAAAGATTACTTTACTGAAAGAATTAATAGAGAATTATTAGATGCGGTAAATCCAATAAATACCGACGCATTATCAAATCCTTTTGGGTTTTTAACTGGCGTTGAACCACTTATAGATAGAGATTTTAGAATTACTGTTGGACCCAATAGAATCATTTCAACATTAGAAAGAATATCGGGAACATATGTCCCTACATCAATAATTCCTGGAAATTATTTAACAAATCCTGAAAGTGAACAATCATTATTTGGACAAATATCTAATGCTTTTAATAGAACTGGTTTAGGTAAATTAGCTCAAAGAATTTTTAGAACTAATCAAGACACTCCATCAGAACTTTTTTTGGAAAGTACAGGAGGTGCTCAAAAATCATTTTTATTTAATAATTTAGATTACAACATTTACAAACCTTACTACAAACGCCCAATTTTACAAAGGATTGGAGATGCAATAAACCCATTTGATAATAGTTCAAGTGCCGGATATTATTATATAGGTTCTAAAGATGTAAATGTTAGTACTTTAACATCACCATCTGGAGAATTACCTGAAGACACACAAGGAAATGAATTGTCCGCAATTGTTTATGGACAAGATATAGTAAGTGAAACATTTGAAGGTAAACGAATATCCTCAATAGATTTTGGATTAAAAGGTAAATCTACTTACGACTCAAATGCAAATGTTGATGGAGGATTTTTATGGTCATCAACAAAAACAATTAAAGACGCTGGTAAAAGGGCTGGATTATCAGGTGGTACAAGAGCTGATGACCCTGAATACAGAATTATACAAAATGTGATAGAAGGACATGCATCTCAAGATTTACTAGTGTCAACTAATTCTGATTTTGTACGAGACAATAGTTTACTTGTTAAAACTCAACAATTAATTGACGCTGCCGACAAAGTAGAAGGACAAAGAAAATTAAAACATGCGGGTAATGCAATTAATCAAATTAGTAAAGTTTTCCATGATGGTTATAAAATAATGACCAAAGGTTCACAAGTAATGACATACACAGATTCAAATTTGAATCCAATTGGTTTAGAATACTGTAGAGTTTTTACAAAAGACACACCATATTATACTTTTAACGACTTACAAAAAACGACCGCGAGAGTAGATGGAGGGGAAACCGACGGTAACATTAGAAAGTCAACGTATTCAGTGTTAGACTCAACCTTCAATTTAAATATTGCCCCATGGAGAGGAGACAGTTCGACAAATATTAAAGAAAACAAAGTAAAAAAATATATGTTTTCAATTGAGAATTTAGCTTGGGCTAGCTCAAAAAGAAAAGGATTTACTTACGACGATTTACCATTTTGTGAAAGAGGACCTAATGGAGGAAGAATTATGTGGTTTCCACCGTATGGGTTAACATTTAGTGATTCATCAAGCGCTAATTTTAATTCTAATTCGTTTTTAGGTAGACCAGAACCAATTTATACATATAAAGATACAAATAGGTCTGGTCAGTTAACTTGGAAAATTGTTGTTGACCATCCGTCAATTACTAATTTATTAGTTGACAAAGTTTATAAAAATTTAGATAAAGTCAAACTAAATAAAGTTATGGATTCGTTTTTTAGCGGATGTAAAAAATACGATTTATATGAGTTGGCAACCGCTTACAACACATTTCCAATTGATTTCTTTTTTGAAACTCAAACTTTTATAGAAGGGGGAGGAGAAACTGTAGATTTTCAAACTAATACACTTGATGTACAAGTTCCAGTTACTATCCCTAATCCTAATCCACCGAAAATTGACTTTGACCCAAGTTTATATCAAGGTAAATACGGATTCCATTATGAAAATGATTATCCTGACCCAGGAACAGTTAAAACTACAACTGATACAGATTTTCCACCTTTGTACGACACTTATATTCAATCACAATCAGATTACGAATCTCTTGCAAATGCTGACCAAGTAGACGGTATTAAACAAATGTTTGGAGTCATAGAGTTTAATTGGACAAAAATAAAAAAAATGATGAATGAATTGTTTTTGGATTTTCAAAGTAACAAAATACAAAGTTGTAAAATAGTTTTGGATGGTACTACATCACCAACAGCAAGTCAATCATATAATAAAAAATTGGCAAATAGAAGAGTACAAAATGTTATTAATACTTTCAAAAATTTTAAATTTAATGGTACGGATACTTTTGAAAAACTTATTGCCGATAAAAAATTGACATTTGAGGCTCAAGGGTTGGGTGAATCAAGTAGTGTTTGGGTTCATGGAGATAATGGTTTTGTTAAAAATTTGAATTGTGGTGATAATGATGACCCAACATTTTACACCGCTAATGGTGCGGGAGGACCAAAACCAAATCAAATATATTCTGCGTTGGCCATGGGATGTAGAAGAGTTGGGATTAGAGAAATAATACTGACACAATCTCCTAATAATAGTCCTGAAGATAATCAGTTTATTGAGACATTAGTCCCGTCCTCAACCACTGTAACAACAGAAATAAGAACTCCAATACCTGAAACTAGAAGGACAGAACAAAAACCTTATGCGAAAATTGCTAAAAAATTCATAAGATATTTATTAAGTGAATGTGATTATTTTGATTTAATAAAAGGAGAAGACCCACTATATTATGATAGTATTAAACAAAAATTAACACATTTTCATCCTGTATTCCATTCAATCACACCGGAGGGTTTAAATTCAAGGTTAACTTTTTTACAACAGTGTGTTAGACCTGGAGATACCATACCAACATACGATGCTACTTCGAAAAAATTCATACAAAATGATGCTATAAATACATCATTTGGTTCTCCACCTGTATTAATATTAAGAGTTGGGGATTTTTATAACACTAAAATTATTCCAACAACTTTATCTTTGAGTTATGAAAACTTGGATATAAATCCCGAAGGAATTGGAATACAACCTATGATTGCCAATGTAAGTTTAAATTTTAATATTATTGGAGGTATGGGTTTAAAAGAACCTATAGATAAATTGCAGAATGCTTTATCTTTCAATTATTATGCTAATACTGAAATGTATGATGACAGGGCGGATGAAACTGAAGACACTTCAAAACTAGATGAGGCGTTAATCGCTGCAATATTTGAAAAGAAACCATTCAATGCCGTTTTAAACAATAATTTACCAATAACCAACGGTGGTACAACTATAGGTAATATAGAGTCTAAATTTTACACACAAAGCGGTTTAACTGGTATATTAAATTATAAACAAATACAAGACAGTTTATTGGATGAAACAATTGCATATTTTGAAGCGTTTAACAATACGGTTGAAACAACTATAATTGATTATGGTTTTGGCGCGTTTCAAATTGCCACAAAAACAAGAAACTGTTATAAAGGTAATGTTGTAAGATTTACTAATCCTTTAGAAGTTGAAATAGGAGGTAAATCTACGGATTTTCAAAATTATTTAGACAGTTTAGTTGAAAATTTGAAAGATACCATTGACACAAATTATTTTGTTGTCAGGTTGGAAAACAACGGATTTAAAAATTCTGATATAAGAAAATTTAAGAAAAATTTAAAAAACTTTTTTGATAAAACTAAAAATAATACATTAAATGGTTTGACCGGAATTATGAATGATTTTTCTTCCCTTCAAGAAAAATACGTTCAAATTTTAAGAAAATTAGATTATGTAACAACAGGTAATGATGGATTTGTTGCACCCGATAGTCAAGTTACTATTTATAGTGCGGATACTGGTAGTACAGTATTTAATACACTTACAGCTAATTATAATACTGTAGGTACTAATTTAAATCAATTTATTCAATTTTATAAAAGTTATTATTTTTATGTTGGAGATTATAATACGGAAACGTTTGAAATATCTGAAAATTATTTTTTTGATGTTCTTTCTCAATTTCAAAAAATGGGAACCATATTTTGGAATAGTTATAGAACCTATGATACGAGAACATTGGTTGAAGAATTATGTGTAGGGTTAGAAGATGTGTCTAATCCACAAAGTTTGTATTGGTTTGTTGTTGAAGATTTTTATTACGTTATGGAAGAATATCAAATTGGTCAAGATGAAGTGTTAAATGTTATAGACAATTATATAAAACCAGAGTTTAAAAATAAATACGATAAAGATTCATACACACCGTTTGTTAAAGGTACAGACATAAAAATTAATTTTCAGGAAACTCAAAGTCAAACAGCGGAACAAACTGAACGTTTACAAAACATTTATAAAACTGTTAATTTAACAAATGATTTAATAACCTTTAATGACAAAATAACATTTATCTAACATGGCTTTACAATATTATAATAGGTATAAAAATTTTCTTTTTAATGGACAACAAAATGTTGTACCTTATGTTAGATTGACAAGTAAATCTACAGATAGAAGATATACATACAGAGAAGGTCGGACAAGGTTAGATAAAGTTTCTCAACAGATTTACGGAACACCTTATTTTGGATGGTTAATATTACAAGCAAATCCGCAATTTGGGGGAATTGAAAATAATATACCTGATGGATATAGTTTAAGAGTACCGTTTCCTTTGGATACAAGTTTGTTAGATTATAAAAATCAGTTAGATAATTATTTCTTCTATTATGGCAGATAAACCAATTTATATTGAATTTGATTACGAGAATATTTTTTTGATTGACCCTAATTCGGTAACTGCTGATGATGGAGGTAAAGAAGACAGGTATGTTAAACAAGAAAATTTAGTAATGTATGCTAATTTGGAATGTAAATTAAGTCCAAGAAGTAAATTAATATACGGGGTTGCAAATGACCAAGTTGGGTCTTCAACTGTAACTGTCGGTAAAATTAATTTTTTAAAACCTAATAATAAAGATTTTTTAGAAAACAATTATTTAAGTGAATTATTAGGTACCGATGAAAAAGTTAATACAGCAAGAAGTGTAAATTACCAAAATCAAAAAAACCAAGAATTTTTTAATTTTAATGATAATTTAACAAACAATAGAAATATTGTTGACAACGGGTTCTTGGGTATTACTAACATTCAAATGAGAACTAACGCTTCTTTCGTGCCGACAGTAACAATTACTTTAGTCGATGTTAAAGGAAGAGCTATGTTTGAACAAGGTAATAATTCACCATATGCAGCGTTTTTTTCACTACCATACCCAATTTTTTATTTAACACTAAAAGGATACTACGGTAAGGCGGTTCAATACCCATTACTTTTACAAAAATTTAATTCTTCTTTTGATAATACTAGTGGTAATTTTATAGTAACTTTAACATTTATCGCTTACAAATATGGACCTTTTGGGGACATTACAATGGGGGAAATTTTGGCATTACCTCACATGTATACTACTAAATTTACTACAACTTCACAAACTAACACGTCTAATTCAAATAACAGTAAAGTTGTTGATGTCCAAACATCTCAAAGAGGATATCAAAAAATGGTTGAATTGTATGATAGGTATAGGAAATCAGAAAGTCCATTAATTAAAGATTTACCAAATATTACATTACAGGAACTACTTTATAAGTTAGATAAATTTGTTCAAGACGTACTTAACAATACAGGAAAAGTTGACTTACAACCATTAACTAATTGTGACAATTTTATATCAACTTTAGAAAAATTTCAAGGGGACGTTTATTTCTACACTGGTCAATCATGGTTTGATAAAAATATTAACAAACCTAATTTTCTTATAGATAAAAAAAATAATGAATACAGATATTTTACTTTCAAAGATGAGATTAATACACAACAAGGTAAAATAGATTCAATTACTGAATTAAAAAAAATTATTTCACAATACAATGAAGAATTAAATAAAATTAATATAGGAGTTAGTTCAAATATAGACATAAAAGATTTTTATGTTTCATTTTCATTATCTGAAATTGATTTAGAAAAAACTTATAAAGCTAGAACAGGTAAAGAACCAAATGATGATGGGTTTACAGCATTTACAAATAGTTTGACAAATTCAATTACAAATGGTGTTGCTATAAATTTAAATGGAGGTGATTTTAAAGAAAATCAATATTTTGTTTTTGAAGGAGTCCCAAATGATAATACCTTTATTACAAAAACAAACGATTTAAAAAGAAAGGCAATTGAGAAAAGAGAGGAGAATGAAAAAAAGTTTTCTGAAGAACTTGTTAAATTATTAGAAAATCCGAATACTGGTATTGGATTTAGACCAACTATAAGAAATATTATAAGTGTATTGGTTGTTTCTGTTGAAGCATTTTATTCATTATTAGATGATGTTCACAGAAAGGCGTATGATAAAAGGTTTGAAAAGGGAAGAAAATCACAATACACTGAAAATGATTTTAATTGTAATAATACTTCACAAACAATTGATGAGGCAATCATTTATCCTTGGCCATTATTTACTGTAAAAAAGAATACTACATCAGGAGACACTTCTTTTGAAATTGGATATCCTGGAGACCCAAAATACCAAAATGCTGTTAAATCATATGATTATTCAGTATGGCCTGAAGTTGAATTTGTAGAAGAATTTGCAAAGGCTTTTGCTCAAAGAGAATCGTTACCAAATCCATATGTTAGTAATCAAAATGAAACCAAAACCGTTAATAGAATTTCACTATCAACGTTTGATGTACCAATAAAAAATTCAATTTTTTATGATAAAGAACAAGTTAAATTTATTTACGAAATTGTCGAAAGAGTAATTTTGAGTTCTTATTATCAAGGTTTAGATAGAGACCTTTCACAAAAAACTCAATTAATAAATTTTATTTCTGATGCAATAAGTACAAGTGTTAAAGAAAGTATAGGTACAAGTAGTCCTGACTTATTAAATCTTCTAACAAATTACAAATTTGATATTGCAACTTTTAATGACTTTTTGAAATCTATATCAAACAACGGTAATGGAGAAGCTTGGAACAAATATATAAGAGATAGATTTAATACTAAAGAAATTGAAAATAGTTTAAGTTTACCGACAAAAATATTTTTTGATTATCAAAATGAAATTTCACAACCAAAACCTGATTTTAAAGAAACAAATCAGATTGTAAACTATTTTAAATCAACTACTAGTAATCCATACAATTTTATGGATACTTTACCTTTTATTGATGTTAATTGGATAAAAAATAATTTAACAAATGGTAAAACAACTGCAAGTTATGATTTGTTTAATAACACAACAAAATCAATTTTTTTCAATACAAATTATAAAACAATTGCAAATTTTGATGTAAGCACTAATTTAGATTATAATAGACCTGTAACAAATTTTAATGTTAGAAAATCGCAACAAATAAACACTAATAATTTTAGTAAAGAATTTTATTCAAATTTACTTACTGATAAAACTCAATTATTAACTACTATTGGTAACGTTTTCTATAATCAGTATGATAATTTGATGTCACAAGCACAATGTACTTCAATATTTAATACACCATTTTTTGTAAATTCTATTCAGAATGGAGTTTCTGATGATAAAAATGGATTAGATTATCCATATAAACAAGCGGCATTCTTATTTTTGAATAGTTTACCTTTGGCGACATTAAGAGAAAAGTTTAAAGAATATGACCCAAACAGTGCAAGTCCTGAAAAAAACTTTAAAGAGTTAGATTATATTTCTTCCACTTTAAGAAAATTTGGTGGAATTCATAAATTACCGTACGCTTGGATTTTAAAATATGGGGCAATTTGGCATCGTTATAAAACGTATATTGATACAAACGTAGATATTTTAGATACATGTTGGCAGTCATTTGACTATGAGTTTAATTATGACCCAATAAATTCAGATGTTACAAGACAATATAGTATAACATCTACAACTACAAATTATACTATTAATTTACAAAAAACAGATATTGATACAAATACCAATTTAATATATGAAAATATGTCTTTAGGGTTTTATCCAAAAGTAATAAATGATTTCAATTATTTTTATAATGGTTTTGATTTAGTAAGTCAGTTTGTAAATGTTAGTCAATCCTTTTCATATTTTTTTCAAGACGGAACTGTTAAAATTTTTAGACCAATCTCAACTTTTTTAACCAGTACTGAAAGTACTTACGACCCAAGTTTAATTTTAACAATGGAAAATTATTCTTGTCTTTTAAAAAATTCAAAAAATGATAATAGTTATTATATCACACCTTCATTCGGCTCAAGGTCAAATCAACTATTTTTTGAGTTTTTTGACCCGACAACTGGAGATTTACAAAAAAATTACGATGTGCCAGGAACATACAATGGGTCAATTAGATTAGATTGGTCAAACCCTCACTTTGGATATTTTGACCCAACTAATGTGGACAAACCATTATATAACGAATATTTGTGTAAAATTAATAGTGACAGTGAATTTCAAAAAGAATTTACTTTTGTTTCCCAAAATGGGTATTCTTCAATCGAAGAAATTTTTGGAGTTTTTACAAAAGAAGAACTTGATATTTTTGAAACAGAATTTTTAAACTTTTCAATGTCAGAAAAAAAATACAGTGAAAAAATTGGAAATAAAACAACAATTTCCGAATTTAATAACTTCCAATTACTGTATAAAACAATTAATAAAGTTGTAAATTTCGATGGAATTGATGCACTAGCAATCATTAGAAATATTCAAAGAATACAATTTGGTAACAAGAATACAACAATATCACAGTTTTTGAATAAAGATGTTGTTTTAAAAAGAGCTAACCCATATAATTTTAATAAGTTAGTTGTCGATTCATTTTTATCAACACCCAACAATCAATTGGTAGTTGACAAAATTAATTTTGGTTCTTATAATGCTGAAACGCCAAACGCTTTACCTTTTAGTGGTGGTACTATTTCATTAATACAATCAAAGACAAGTTACGCCGAAGCTTGGAAAACATTAGAAAAATACGTCGGGTTTTCAACATTGAGTGGATTCACCTATTCAAGTAACGGTAGTATAATTACAAACTTTTTTATACTTTTTGATGTTCCGTTTACAGTTGATAATATTAAATCTTTATCTGAAATAATTAAACTTTATGCTTCATATAAATTAAAAAATCCAAATTCATCAAAGGACAATTTTATTACAGCTTTCTCTGGTAACACAACTTTTAAAAACAATTTTAAAGAAAATATATTAAATAATACTTTCATAACTCTTCAAAAAGAGTTACCAAAAGTACAAATAGAAAGTGTTACAAAGAAAAATACTGAAGTAATTTCAGACCAATTAAAGGTTGAGTATTATGACATGTTTAAAGTTTTAAATGATAAATGGGTTTCTGGAAACAATTTTTCAGAAAATTCTTTTTTAGAAACTTTTTTATTTTTAGATAAGGCAAGTAGAGATGTTGGAGACGATGTTTTAGTTGATATTTTCAAAGTTAAAAATAAATTATCAGGCATGAAACCTGAAACTTCAGTATATTCCGCTATTGCTGAAATTTTAAAAGACCATCACTTTGTAACTTTTACTATGCCTTCATACATTAATTTTTACAATAGAAAAAATAATGAAGGTCCTACAGAAAGTGCTCAACTTATGTTTGGGACATATTTAGAAGTTGATTACTCTGAAACACAAACAAAATTTGTTAACATTTTATCTACAGACCCATCTACAAATACGTTAGTTGAAAGTAAACATAATGGATATTGTGATGACGGATTTGATTTGGGGAAAGCTCAAAATAATCCTGCGGTAAGATTAAATACATCGACAGATGAGAAGTCAAATAAAGTTGTTGGTTTCGCAGTTGATTTTGGATTGCAAAAACAACAAATGTTTCATCATATAAATTTAGCTCAAGATGTTGGTAAAGCCACTTCTGAATCTTTATTGATGGAGTATAATATGGCTCAATTGACTAATGGAAGTAAATCGCGAACACAAAACGTAAGTTTATTTAATTTATATAAAAATAGAAGTTATTCCTGTACCGTACAATCAATGGGTAATGCAATAATTCAGCCAACTATGTACTTTACAATAAGAAATGTACCAATGTTTAACGGACCTTATCTTATTTTAGAAGTTAATCATAGTATATCACCTGGCTCATTTGAAACAACTTTTTCAGGAGTTAGACAAAAAATATTTACATTGGCACAATCAACAAATTATTTAGCATCTTTGAAAATGGAACTTGGTAAAAATTTTTATAGTAGTGTAAAAAGATTAAAAGATGAACAAACAAAAAGTGCGACAACAACAACTCAACAAACAACTACAACAACTAATTCAGTAAATGAAACTCCAAAAGATGATAAAGCTCAAAATTGTACAGTTGAGAACACTTATAATAAATTTGCATCTGTAACCGCATCTACAAACACATTTAGTTACCAAAGAGTAATTGACGAAATAATACCATACTGTGATACATTACAGAAAAAGGCCGCGATGTTTGTAATTATTTATTTATCAAATAATACCGATTCAAATATTAAATTTTTTAATAATAATTTAACTAATGTAAATTTAAAAAGAAAATGGCCAGGAAATCTACCATCATACTTTAACAAAAATTACAGTTGTTTAACTTTTGGTACTGAATCTATACCCATAGCTGACTTCCCAAATGTGGCATATAACGTACAATTTATGGATTCTTATTTAAAAAATTTCTATCCTGATTTACAATATGCTACGGATGATACAATAGTTGAAGAATTAACTAAATTTTATATAAAATATTGGTCTTTACAGTCAAAACAAGATGACGATTATTACGATAACTATATAAGTAAAAACGCCGTAGTATATGGGCAAATTTTACAAAAAGTAAAAACCGCTTATACAATTATTAATCCTGTAAATTTATCAGACCCAAATAATTTAAATATACTTACACAAGCATAATTAAAATTAACGTATATTTATATAAAAAAAAGTTATGAATACAAAAGAAGCTTTAGATAGATATCTTGGAAAAAATACAAGGATAACTGAAACCGATAAAGGTAATGGTTATAAAGAAGTTTGTGATTTAGACACAGGTGATTGTTATACTGTAAGAATGAAAGACGGTCTTATTGAAAGAGTTAACAATACAATGACAATTAATAAAAAAATTAATGTTGAAACAACACAAGGATATAAACAACTTTTAAACGGGTAAAAAAATGGATTTATCAAAAAAACTACTTGAAGAATTATCAAGACACAATAATATAAATAAATATATTTTTGAGCAGGACGCACCTCCACCGCCCCCAATCGGACCTGAAGGAGATGTCCCACCCCCACCACCTGGACCTGAAGGAGAGGCTACAACCCCACCACCTGCAGGACCTCCACCCGCAGAACCAAATGTTCCAGTTGATGTTGAATCTGACCCTGATGTTGAAAAAATTGGGGATGAAAAAAGTGATAGTGAAAGTGAAGAATTGGACGTGACAGAGTTAGTAACGTCTCAAAAAAATATGGAAGAAAAACAAAATGAATATTTTCAAAATTTATTTTCACAACTTCAAACATTAGAGCAACGTTTAACCGATATGGATAAAATTATGGATAAAATTAATTCTATTGAAACAAAAATTGAAAAATATAGAGAAAAAACTCCACAAGAAAAATTAGAATTAAGAAGTTTAGATTCAGGACCGTTTAATCAAAAATTAACACAATTTTTTGATGACAAACTTGAAGATATTGAAAAGTCCGGTAAAAATGAATATGTCATCACTCCTGATGATGTTGAAAATTATTCACAAGCTGAAATTAAAAACAGTTTTAATAATTTAGATAGTGAAGAGGATGACACCAATACTTTTACTTATAGATAATTTTTTATTTGACTATCACGGCTGACACACTTATACTTGTTTATTAACTATTAATTTATATATATCATGGCGACAAATTCATTAGATGCTGTTCTCGCACAGTATGAAAAAGCGAAAGGAGGCTCAAACGGAGCTAACAAAATGTCTCAAGAAGACAGAATGAAAAAGTATTTTGCGGCTATCTTGACGCAGAATGAAACATCGGGACAAAAACGTCTTCGTATTTTACCAACCCCTGACGGTTCATCACCTTTTAAAGAAGTGTGGTATCACGAGGTACAAGTTGAAGGTAAGTGGAATAAAATCTATGACCCAGGTAAAAATGACAATGAGCGTTCACCTTTGACTGAAATTCATGACGAATTAATGTCAACAGGTAAAGAATCCGATAAGGAACTTGCAAAATCTTATAAACCACGTAAATTCTATATCGTTAAGGTTATTGACCGTGATAACGAACAAGATGGCGTTAAGTTTTGGAGATTCAAACACAACTACAAGAATGAAGGTATCTTGGACAAAATCATCCCAATTTGGAAAGCAAAAGGTGATATCACTGACCCTGTAAACGGACGTGACTTAATCATTGAATTGGCTAAAGCAAAAACCCCAAAGGGTGCGACTTACACAGTTATTCAGACTGTAATGCATGATGACCCATCACCTGTTCACGCAAATGCTGACACGGCTAAATCATGGATTGAAGACCCACTTACTTGGGCGGATGTTTACTCTAAAAAACCTGTTGAGTATTTGGAAGCAATCGCTCGCGGGGAAACTCCAAGATGGTCATCTGAATTGGGTAAGTATGTCTACGGAGATGAGGCATCAGAAATGAGCGTTGGTGGAAACATGTCAATTGTTGACCCACAAGCCGGTGACGAACCTGATGGTGATTTACCATTCTAATTTATATGGATGGACACTTGAATTGACAAAGTGTCCATCCTTTTATATTTTTATACAAACAATTTAAACGCAAAGACATTTATGGCAATAAAGAAAAAAGAATTTTCATTAGATGCAATCAAAAACAAGTATTCTACAAAGACTAAATACAAAGATACGGAGTTCTATGAAGTCGACGAAGCTTTTCATAGCGCTTGTGGTCTACCTGGTCCTGCTTTGGGTAACATCAATATGTTCCTCGGTCATTCAAACTCTTCAAAAACCACAGCTCTTGTTAAAGCCGCTGTATCGGCTCAGAAGAAGGGGCATTTACCCGTTTTCATTATTAGCGAAAAGAAGTGGTCGTGGGACCACGCCGTGGAGTTAGGATTGGAGGCTAAAATGATAGACGGAGAATGGGACGGACAGTTCATATTCAACGACAACTTTGACTATATTGAACAAGTTACCGACTACATTAATGAGTTGTTAGACGAACAAGAAAAAGGTAATATCCCTTATTCACTTTGTTTCCTTTGGGATTCGGTAGGTTCAATCCCCTGTAAAATGACCTTCGATGGTAAAGGTGGTAAACAACATAACGCATCTGTATTGGCTGATAAAATTGGTATGGGTATCCAAGCTCGTATTACAAAATCACGTAAAGAAGATTATCCTTACATTAACACTATGGTTGTTGTTAATCAACCTTGGGTTGAGTTACCTGATAATCCATTTGGACAACCAACAATTAAGGCTAAAGGTGGTGAAGCAATGTGGTTGGCATCGGCACTTGTATTTTTATTTGGTAATCAGAAAAATGCAGGTATTAATCACATTACCGCAACCAAGAATGGTAGAACGGTATCTTACGCAATTAGAACTAAAATCTCTGTACTAAAAAACCATATTAATGGATTAGGATATAAAGATGGTAAGATTATTGCGACACCACAAGGATATATTGTGGATACTAAAGAGGCTCTTGAAGAGTATAAAAAACAATATTCACAATATTGGAACGCAATTCTTTCAGGTACTGGTGAAATTGTACTTGATGAATCTGAAGAAACTTTTGAAAACGAAAACGAACCATTTTAATTTTCGTTTGTGAAAAAAACACTAC